GCAACCAGAGCATCATCGCGCCCACGGCCTCGACGACCGATCGCAGCACCGACCCGACGGTCATGTCGACCAGTTGCGACGCGGCGCCCTGGATCGCCGCGACGGCGTTCGAAACGATCTGCGTGAAGGTCTGGGTCTGGATGGCCATGAAGTGCTCAGTTGGAGACGTTGAAGCTCAGCACGACCGGCGTGTTCGTGGCGGCGTCGTTGTAGGCGATGGTCACGGCCAGCGCGGAAGGGTCCGTCGGCGCTTGGGTCACGGTGATCTGCGGCGGCGGCGTCTTGGCGACGGCGCTCTCCAGCAGCAGGTGCGCCTTGATCAGCGCGGTGATCTTGCCGACGTCCATCGGCTGGCCGACGTAGGCCGGCAGGCCGGCGCCATAGTTCGGTTGGAAGACGTAGTCACCCGGATTCGTGAGCAGGCGCCGCAGCACGCGCTGCTGACCGAGCAGCGTCCCGTTGACGGTCTGGAGATCGCCCGTCGGGCCCGTCGAGACGTCGCTTACCCAGTAGTGAAACAGGTCGTTGATCAAACCGGGCCTCCGGTGTTGAAGGTGCCTGTCGAGACGCCGCTGTGTACGTGCGTCTTGCCGGACTTGCCGGCGAAGGTGACGTCGGTCGTGCCGACGACGTTGGGCGCCGTGATCGTGCCGCTCGCCCCGAGATTGCCGTTCACCGTCACGTTGCCGTTGATGGTGGTCGCGCCGGTGATCGTGGTAGGCGCGGTAATGCTGGCCGCGGCAGCCGTCACCGCCAGGTTGCCGCTGACATTGGCGGTTGCCGCGCCCGAGATGGTCGCCGTCATGTTTCCGGTCACGGAAGCACTCAGATGGCCGCCGACGCTGACTGAGGCGTTGCCGGGGCAACTGACGGTGATCGTGCCGTCGCCGTTCAAGTTCACCAGACTGCCGGCCTTGTCCTGCAGCAGGATCTGCCCGGCGTCGGTTAGCTTGGCGAAGCTTCCGGTGGCGTGCACCAGCCAGAACTCGCCGCTGGGGACGCTGAGCGGCCGGTCGATGTCGTTGTAGAGCCGGCCCTCGACAAAGCCGGCCTCGAGGTCGCCGTTGAAGAAGTGCACCGCGACCATGTCGCCGACTGTGGGCGCCGCGAACATGCCCCAGCCGTTCCCGATCCAGGGCGAGCACAGCGGCAGCCAGCCGGTCAGGATCTGCTCGGACTGCAGCTGCACGCGCACCGAGAAGTTGGCCGGGTCGTAGCTGGTGATCAGCCCGACCGACTCCTGCCGGCGTGTGCTGGCCTCGCGCTGGGCCTGCAGCCGCATCGCATTGAGCACCGGATTCATCATCACGTCGCCTCGTTGTCCGGGCTGCTGTTCTTGGCCGACACCGTCATCCGGTAGCCGTCGTCGAGGCTCATCGAGCGCACGATCTCGGTCGGGAAGTAGTTCTGATCGAAGGCGGTGCCGGTTCCCTGCACGCGCAGGATCTGCTTCGTCGTCAGGAGGCCATCACCAGGCATGTCGGCATGCACCTTCATCTCGTGCGCCACCAGCAGCCGGTACTTCTGCTCGGCCAACTGCTGGCACTGCACCGCGGTCTTGCCGGGCGCGACGGTGTAGCTGTAGCTCTGGACGCCGCCGAATGGCGACGCCTTGCCAGCCTGGATCGCCTTCGCTTTGGTCGGGTAGGACTCGATCACCGGCACCTTCTTCGTGATGCTCGGGCTGCGCACCGTCACCGAGATGCCCTTGGCGATCGTCAGGCTTCGCGAGAAGCTCAGCGCGATCGCGTTGCTTTGCGGCGAGCCGATGGTCGAGTCCGGCGCCTGCCAGTACAGGAGGTACGGCTCGCTGCTCTCGCGCGTGTCGGGCTCGAAGTGCAGCTCCTCGCCGGTCACGTAGCAGACCATCCCCTCCTCGCGCGCCAGCCAGGTCAGCAGATCCCACTCGCTGCGGTCGGCCTGCATGCGCACCTGGGAGTGCTTGTAGAGCGTGCCCGCGGTCTGAGCGGTGGCAGTGACGACGGGCGTCAGGCCGTGCGACTGGGCCAGAAGCGTGGCGATGTCGCTGGAGCGCTGGTTCTCGTAGAGGCTCGTGATCTTGGCGTCGATGAAGACGGCCGTCAGGTCGCGGCCCGTCAGCGTGAGCATCGCCGCCACCGGGTTGATCTCGACGTCGTCGACGCGCCCGTAGATCAGGCTGACCAGTTCGGACGGCGTCGGGTGAGCCGGGTCGGCGGGGAAGCCCGCCATGATCTCGACGAAGAGCTGCGTCTGCGTCGAAAACCAGTTCGCGTCCATCGCGGCGGGCAACTGCGACATCGCGAACGACACCCGGAAGGTGTCCGCCTCGTAGTAGGTGTTGCTAGTCACCTCCCACGAGATCCAGCCATCCACCGAAGCGTTGGTGACGGCCGAGGCGTTGTTGCCGGTGCCGCTGGTCACGCGCACGATGGCGCGCGGCGCCCGCCCAGCGGGCACGGCCGGGAAAGCGTTGAGCATCGAAGGGCCTTCAGGAACTCAGGATGCCGGTGGTGCTGCCCACGACCGGCGGGATCTGCAGCACCTTGGTGCCCTGGATGAACGGATCGGTCAGACCGTTGGCCTGCGCGATGCCGGTCCAGGCCGAGGCTTCGCCGTACTGCTGCTCGGCGATCTGGAACAGGTTGCCGCCGGCGGTGGCCACCGTGCGCGGCGACGAGTTGGCCGAGCCGAGGTTGCGCTGCATGCGGCCCAGGATGCTCCCGAGCGTTCGCAGGTTGCTCAGCTGCGTCATGGCAGCGACCTGGGCGCTCATCTGCGTGGCCGAGGTCGCCGTGGGCGCGCCGGGCACCAGGCCGCCGAACGCCGTCGCGCCGGCGATCGTGCTGGTCGCCGCCGCAGTCAGCACGCCGACCTGCGCCTGCGCCGACACGATCGGCTGCAGCACGCTGTTGATCTGGCTCTGCGGCGCCGTGGTGAACGTCGAGACGGCCGCGATGGCGGCGCTGACGTTGCTCATGTAGCCGATCAGTGTCTGGTCGCCGATGGCGGCTGCCAGCGTCGCAGCATCCGCGTCGTCGTCCCCGATTGCGGAATCGATCGGCGGCGAGCCGGCAGCCGTGACAGGCGACGTCTCGTCCTGGATGACCTCGACCGTGATGTGGTACGGGATCAGGTAGGACTTCTGGTAGTTGCCCTTGAATTCGCGCACCACGACGCGGTATTTGAAGCGGCCCCATGTGAGGTCGAGCGGCTGGCCAGCGACGCGCAGCTGGTCGAGGTATTGGGCGCGGTCGACCGCGCCGCTGAAGATGGCGTTGCCTGAGACATCCTTCCCTCCACCCAGCAGCATCCCCGACCAGGTGATGGGATCATCGGAGCGGCCCATCGCGTCGACGACCTTCGTGCCGCCAACGAGCTGATGGACCGCCAGGCGCTGCGCGCCGCCGAAGTTGATCTCGGCCGGGATCTCGAGAGAGCCGAAGACGAAATCGCCGAGCTGAAGCGTCGTCTCCGACGTCTGGGCTCCTGCCATGTTCAGCCCCCTGCGGGTTCAAGACCCAGCGTCGGGTCGTAGCTTGAGCCTCCGGCCTGCGGGCGGCCCAGTTCGGTGGCGGCGCGCTTGAAGACGGCCGAGGCGACCTTGTGACCGTCCAGGTTGATCTGGGTGTGCACGTTGATCGGTTGCCCCGATTTGCCGGCCGCCATGAAGGAACTGGGCCCCATCGCCATTCGACGATCCCGCGCCGCCTTGTCGCGGGCGGCCATGATCGCCATCGGATCGTCCTGGAACCACCCGGCCAGCTTGTTGCCCACCCAGTTACCTGCCGCGTCGGCGCCCAGCGCCTTGGCGCCGTAGTAACCCGCGGCGCCGGCGCCAGCGAGGAGTCCAAGCTGCCCGAGCTTCAGCGCCAGGCCGCCCACGCCGCCAGCCACCTCCAGGAGCATGCTGCCGATGCCGGCGCCCTTGCTCACCATAAGCGCCAAGCCCAGCGCCCGGAAGCCGGCTGTCGCCAGCGTGACCGCGCCGCCAACGGCCACGAGGCCCGACAGCACCGCAAAGCTGATCGCCAGCCCCTTAGTGACGTTCGGGAATTCCCGTGCGAACGCGATCACGCCCTTGAGTACCTTGGTCAGACCACTGACGGCCTTGATGGCGATGGGAAGCACTGTCGTCCCGAGCTCATTCAGGACATCCTTCCACTTGGCGGACAAGTCCAGTTCCTTGCCCTGCATGGTCTGCGAGCCACTCGCGTACAGGACGTCGGTATCGGCAGCCCGCTTCGCGCGCGTGATGTACAGGTCTGCGACCTTCTGCTCCCGAACGAACTGATCGGCCATGTTGGCGGCCGTCCGCTGTCCAAACAGCGTTGCCAAAGCGATGTTGAGATCTTCGCCCTTGAGTCCTTTGCGCTGCAGGAGCGGCACCACCGTTTCGTTCATCCACTTGAACGAGTTCTCGGTGAACCCATGGGCATTGATGACGGCCATCGGGTCGACCTTGGTGATGTGCCCGGTCTTTCCGTAGTGGACGTGCTTCAGGTCGAGAAGGCCATACTTGGCCCAGGTCTCTGCCACCTGCTGAGAAACGCGGCCCATCGCGATGTTCTGGAACATCGACATGGCGCTCGTGCCAGTGCGCGAGCCACCGGACTCCTGCATGAAGTGGCCCAGGCCGTAGAAGAACATCTCGTCGTTCATCAGCTTGGCGCTGACGCCGCCGGTCTTCATGGCCGCCAGGTAGTCCTGTGGCTTGACCATTCCTCCGCTGGCGACATAGGCCTGCGTCATCATGTTGAGCACATGACTGAAGTGCTGAACGTCGATCTGGCCGGTTTGCCGATTGATGAGCGCGCCGCGCAGTTCCGTGGTCTTTAGAGCGGCCTGGAACATCTGCTCGAATTGCGAGCTGTGTTCGCCGCCCATCACGGATTGCAGGCCGAACTTCATCTTCGCCAGCAGCGGCGTCACCTCCATGGCGTGATCGAGACTACCCATGATGGTTGTCGCTTCACGCACAAGTTTCAAGTTGTCGCGAGCCGACTGCCCCATGATGTTCATGCCCTTGGCAAACTGGACGGCCTGCGAGGTCGCCTTATCGCCAAGGCCCAAAGCCGACATCTTGGCGACTTCGGTCTGAAACTTCTTCGCCTCCTCGAGTGGCGCCGAGAACAGCGACAGCCCGAAGCCGCCGGCCGCCAGCATGGCGCCACCCACAAGACCCATGGTCTTGAGCTTGCCCATCTGCCGCTCGATGTCGGTCAGGTGGGTCTTTGTGGCTAGGGCATGGCGGTTGAGCGCGCTAAACTGGCCAGCCAAGCCGATCAGGCCGGTCGATACCCCGTCGATCAGCTTCAGGCGCACCGCGACGCTGTAGGCCTCGAAAGTCATGCCCTCACTCCTGTTTCGCGCTCAAGACTGGCTCGCTGACCGAGTGAGCTGGATTCAATACCCGCGCGTGCGCCGCGTCGGCCCGCGTCCCGCGGTGTTCAAGCACCAGATGCCCTGGTATCTGCGCATGGCGCTGGCCGTCTTCGGCCTGGCGCTCATGGTTGGCTCGGCGGTGGTGCTGCTGGCGCTGGCCGGCCTGGTCTGGGCCGCGCTCATGGCGTGATGTCGCCACCGAAGTAGTCGCCACTGCCCGGCTCGGCGGCGCCGCCGAGGATGCCCTCGACGAGCGCCTGGCCCAGGATCGCCTGGATCTTGTCGCGGTTCTTGAACACCGCTGGACCCATGACCGGCCGTGGCGGCATCTTCGAGGTGCCGAACTCATGGTAGACCAGCGTCGGGTCGGTCGAACCGGCGACGCCCTCCTCCGCGCTCAGCACCTCGTGGCCGAAACTGGCGTACAGGCCGCCGTGGCGCAACAGCGGAGCACCTGCCGGCGCGCCGAGCCTAGCCTTCTCGGCTTCGGTGGAGTCGGCCAGCGGCGCCCAGGCCGGGAATTCGCCCGATTCGCTCTGGTAGTGCCCGACCTGTTCCTTGGCGTCGTTTTCGATGACCAATAGCGCGCGCTCGATCCCGCGCTTCATGCTGGCGTGCACCGCAACCTGCTTCTCCAGAAGGTGCAGCGCGAACAGCGCCATGTCCTCGAATTCCTTGACGGCGGCCATCAGTCCTGATCCTTGAACCGCATCGTCGACCAATCGAAGACGTTGCCCTCCATCTCGCTGAAGACGATCGACCAGGCGGCCCGGGTGACGTCATCGATGGAGAAGGCCACGTCGAACGGGATGCCGTTGCGCACCAGCCAGAGGCATTCCCG